ATTCCTGACATATATAAATACTCTTCTATAGAAGATCGTTTTGAGCTTCTACGTGGTTTGATTGACACTGATGGGTATATCGATAAAAGAGGTGTGTGTGTATACACAACCACAAGCCCCAGGCTTAGAGATGATATTGTGTGGTTGGTTAGATCACTTGGTGGCATTGCTATAGCACAAAAAGCAACAAAAAAAGCACATTATATTGATGAAGATGGCTACAGGGTCCAGTGTAACGATGCCTACAATGTAACTATCCGTTTCAGGCCTGGTGTGGTTTTGGGTTACGTCAGTAGAAAACAAAAGAACCTGCACAACAATGTCCAGGATAGGTATCTCAAGCGCTGGATTGATCGTATAGAAGAAGTTGGCATGAAAGAAAGTATGTGTATCGAGGTTGAGGCACCAGACCATATGTACCTCGCTGGTGAGGACTTTGTACCAACACATAATACTTCTACTCTTGCATGGTCTCTACTATGGTATTTGTGGACAAGGTTAGATGTAGAGATACCATGTACAGCACCATCAGCCCACCAGCTCAATGACGTGTTGTGGTCCGAAATAGACTCGTGGCGTATGAAGATGCCCAAGGACATGGCCGATGCAACTATTGTCACTAAGGACCGTGTCACCATAGAAGGATGTGGTAAGAAGCAGTACGCCGTTGCTCGTACGGCACGCCGTGATCAGCCAAGTGCGTTGCAGGGGTTCCATGCTAAGAACCTCATGTTTCTCATAGACGAGGCCGCTGAGGTGCCTAACGAGATATTCGAGGTCATGAGAGGTACACTCACCACCAGCAATGCAAGAGTTGTGATGACTGGTAACCCCACAATGGTCACTGGATACTTCTATGAGGCATTCAATTCTAACCGTCATCTGTGGGATACGTACACTTTCTCGTGTCTTGACTCACCGCTCGTCACAAAAGAGTACATAGAGCTGATGAAGCAGGAGTACGGTGAGGACAGTGACCAATATAGAGTAAGAGTGCTTGGTGAGTTCCCGAGCGCATCGATACAGCAGTTCATACCACTTGAGTTGGTGGAGGCAGCCGTAAATAGACATATGCATGAGTCTGAGTATAGTTTTGCTCCTGTAATACTTGGTGCTGATGTAAGTTACTTCGGTGACGACAGTAGTTGTCTGTTCCTTAGACAAGGTCTGTATTCTGAGAAGTTGTGGGAGGGCATGGACATCGATACTATTGAATATGCTGATAAGATATATAGATTCGCCGTAGAGCGAAATGCTGATAAGATCTTCGTTGACATTACAGGTGTGGGTGCGGGTGTGGTAGACCAGTTACGACGTATGGGACTAAGTGATAAGACTATAGGTGTTAATGGTGCTGCTGCATCGAGCCGTCCAGAGCTCGCCAATAAGCGCATGGAGATGTGGTATGAGATGAAGGAGTGGCTCAAGAGCGGTGGTGCCATACCTGACGATAGAAAGTTGCGTGACGACTTGGTGACGCCGTATTACGACTACCACAGGGGCACTGGTAAGATGAAGCTCGAGTCGAAGCAGGCTATAAAGAAGGTGCGTAAGATGCCAAGCCCTGACAGAGCTGATGCATTAGCTCTTACTTTTGCGTATCCTGTCAGGAAGCGCGCGGGTGTGGCAGCTGAAGTGTTGTTTGTATCAGGCGGCAGAGCGCGGTCAATTGGTGGAGGACCGCATGCTGTGCTGGTAAATAATTAAAAATTGGAGGTATGATAAATGTGTGGATTATTTGATGTTCCTAAGCCACCACCGATGATAGAGCCATCACCTCCACCTATCATGGAGCAAGAGGACGAACGCTCCATGGTTGGTAAGGACTTAGAACGTAGGCGTGCGGCAGCCAGACAGGGTTTTGAGTCTACGTGGTTGACGAGAGGAAGCCAGACGGGTCGTCCTGGTGGTGGTGCGACAGCTCCTCAGCAGCCGCAAACAGTACTTCGTAAGACGATGGGGGCGTAATAATGCAGTTACCTGGTGTGACCGATATACAGAAATACAAGAAGCGCCACAAAGAGCTGCTCTACAATAGGTCACATTGGGAGCCTATATGGAAGGACTTGTGTAGTTATGTCCTGCCACAATACGGGCGTGCATTGTATCCTGGTTTTGAAACGAGACCACGGCGCGGTGATGATGACATGGTGACATCGTGGCCAACAATGGCTGCTCGTGTTACTGCGGCAGGACTACAAAGTGGTATGACATCTAAGTCAAGACAATGGTGGCGTGCCAGCCTACCAGATCCAGAGATGTCGAGATTTCCTGCCATACGTAGATGGTTGGACGAGGTTACTTACCGTATGACTTTTGTAATGGGGCAGAGTAACTTCTACGAGGGCACATACGGTGTGTGGAGTCAGGCCCCAACATATGGTACTGGTGTTACTGTGTTTCTTGATGACTTTGAGGATGTTATAAGAGCACATACTTTAATGATCGGTGAGTATTCGCTGGCTTCTGACTATACGCTACGGAACAACACACTATATAGATCTTTCTACATGCGTACATGGGAGCTCGTAAATACTTTTGGCAAGAAAAACGTATCAAGGCAGGTTAGAAATGAGTATGATCGTAACGACACAGAGCAATGGCATCACATCATACATGCCATAGAGCCGAACGATGACCGTATTCGTGACGGTAGGAGCAACAGAAACATGCCATATAGGTCTGTGTATTTTGAGGCTGATGCCTCAGAAGATGACGAGGGCGTACTCGAGATAAAGGGTTACGAGGAGAAACCATTCGCTACATTTAGATGGGAGCTGGCTGGTAGAGACGATTATGGTTTCGGGCCAGGTTGGGTAGTGCTTCCTGACTGCAAGGAGCTCCATGCCACACAAAGAGATAGAGGAGTAGGTATAGAGAAGTCAGTCAACCCCCCATTACAGGCCCCTGTGGCAGATATGGACAAGATTGTTAACGCTGCGCCAGGAGGGCTGTCATTTTATTCAGGTATGGTGTCTGGATCGGGCGGGGGCATAAAACCACTATATGAGGTTGCTCCTGACCTTAATGGCATACAGTTGAGCTTAAGTGAACTGAGGCAGTTAATAGACCAGGCATATTACAAAGATTTATTCTTGGCATTGATGATGAGGTCTGGTGGTAGTGCTGAGAAGACGGCCAGAGAGGTTGTGGAGATACAACAGGAAAAGCTCTTGATGTTATCACCAGCGTTAGAACGAGCAGATGAATACTTAGACGATGCTATCAACAGAATATTTGGTATTATGCTTAGGGGTGGTTTGTTCCCACCACCACCGCCAGACATTGAAGACCAAGAAATAACTATCGAATATGTGTCAATATTGGCGCAGGCCCAACAGATGATCGAGTCTGCAAAGATAGAGCAAGGTTCAGCATTTATTGCACAACTTGCGAGTCTATATCCTGAGGCAAGAGATATATTGGATCCTGATGCAATTGGTGAGGGATATTTATCTGCAATTCAGATACCACAAAGGATGCTCACTGATCCAAGGGTGCGTGAACAAATACGACGACAAAGAGCTGAAGCTGAAAGACAAGCTGCCCAGATGGCTCAAATGCAGCAGATAGTTGAGCAAGGAAAGACATTATCTGAGGCTGACATGAGTGGACAAAACGCACTTAATGCTCTACTACAGGGTGCTGCTGGTGGCATAAGATGAACAAGAACCCAAGGAAATATAGCGTAACTGATAATGAAGGTGCTGAAAGACGAAGACTTAGGATGCAGATAGTTAAAGACATGCGCATCAACGACCTTGCTGAGATTGTATCTACTGAAGTTGGAAGGAGGTGGGTGTATTCTATACTTGAAAGGTGTTATGTTTTTCAACCAGTTATGACAGGAAATAGTTATACTTTCTTTAATGATGGTATGCGACAAATAGGTTTGATGATTATTGAGGAATTAGCCCATGTAGATAGAAATTTGTTTGGTAGTATGTTTGCTGAGTCTTTTAAGTGGAATGAGAAGATTGACGAAATATTAAATAATTGGGAGGAAAATGATAATGGCTGAAGAGCTTAACGTCAATACCGAGGCACAGTCTAACACTGAATCCTCGGTGAGTGGCGATAAAGCTACAGAACAAAAACCGGTCTCTGGCAAGGCGGAAACCTCGGAAGCTAAACCTGCTGAGGATAAATCAGTTGAGCAAAAGCCCGCAGAGGAAAAGCCAAAGCCAGAGATACCTGAGTCATACGAGTTTCCTGAAGATCTTGGTCTTACCGAAGAAGATAAGGCCAAGTATACCGAGCTTCTTAAGAAGCACGGTGCTACTCAGGAAGCTGCCAACGATCTAATTGAGCACATCAAACAGCAGGCCAAGGCGGTTCAGGAGGCTGGCGTCAAGGCCTGGTATGATCAGGTGAAGAAGTGGGGTGAAGAGGCAGAGAAACACAAAGAGTATGGTGGACCGAAGTTTGAGGAGAATCTCAAGACTGTTATATTACCAGTCTTAAACAAATTCGGAGATGAGCAGTTGATTCAGGAGCTCGACCAGACTGGATTCGGCAATAATCCTCGACTCTTAGCTTTCTTGTACCGTGTGGGTAAGGAAATTGGCACAGAGGCTAAGTTCGTAGAAGGGCGTCCAGGAGCTGGTGATGAGGAAAACATCCTGAAGACGCTCTATCCGACAATGTTTAAAGACAAACAATAGGGGGTGTAAGAATTGGCAGTAATGGGACAAAATCTTCCTACCTTACTTGATTGGTCGAAGCGGCTCGACCCTAAGGGCAAAATAGATACTGTAGTTAATTTACTGGCTGAAACTAACCAGATATTGGAGGACATGGTATGGCTTGAGGGTAACCTACCTACTGGTCATCAGACTACAGTTGCCACAGGTATACCTGAGCCTACGTGGAGGGCGCTGTATCAGGGCGTTAAGCCCACAAAGGGCACAACCAAGCAGGTCGTGGATACCTGTGGTATGCTGGAGGCAAGGCCTCAGATAGACATAGACCTTGCAAGGCTTAACGGCAACTCTGCTGAGTGGAGGCTTTCTGAGGAGAGACTCCACATCGAGGGTATGAACCAAGAGATGGCCCATACTCTTTTCTATGGCGATACAAGAGATACGCCAGAGAAGTTTATGGGTCTGCATCCAAGGTTCTCCAGTAAGTCTGCTGATAACGGTGGTCAGATTATAGATGCTGGCGGAGATGGTAGCAGTCTAACATCCATATGGCTTGTAGTGTGGGGACCAAACACCGTACATGGTATCTTCCCCAAGGGCTCCAAGGCTGGTATGCAAATCACCGACAATGGAAAGCAGACTGTAACTGACCTTGCAAATGGTGGCAGATATGACGTGCTCGAGTCGCATTACAAGTGGGACTGTGGTCTGTCTGTGCGTGACTGGAGATA